ATGTCGCATCTCAGACGCTTTCGTGTGTTTTTAAATTCATACGTAACGACGGATTCTTTTTCACCGAAACAGGAACAGACTAATAAGATTGAACAGAAATATTTATCTATAACTGAAGAAAACATCGAAGAACAGCATAAATTTATAGGCGCAAGTTCTAACTATGGGAAAGAAGGCCTGATAATACACGATGTATTAAATGCCTTTCCTCTTAATAATGACTTAAACACTATTGCGATGAAGATTTCAGTAATAGATGTAACAAATTCAACACATCTTTCTCAATATAAGAGTAAATTGTCTTTATATGATCTGGTAAAAGTAATTTTAGAGATTCCTGATTTTGATAAGCGAGTGGAAAATGGAGACCCTGATCTTGTAAATATTATTGCTAGAAACATTGGTGCAGTTAATATGTTTTCGTTTGCATCAAAGTACTGTACCTATCATAACGTAGAGGTTTATGGGAGAGATGATTATTCCATATTTGATGGTGTTGTAAAAAAGGCTCTTCCATATTATATTTAAGGTCTAACTGTTAATAGGATAGATAAGTGGCGGGTTAATTTTGATTATGAGTCATTTAATGAGTGTGTTGGAAAATTACTCGATGATAACAATATTCACATTCCGTTTAGAAGAAGAAAGTTTGATCATTTCCTGTGGTATGCAAAGAGATAGAGCTTGCTATAAGATAAGTTATTTTAACGGCTTTATTATAAAAAAATAAATTTATGAACCTATGGATGAAAACATTATAAAAAGAATTGTTAAGAAAAGAATTACTAGCAAAGAAGATAAAAAACTACTACAGTAATTACACTATGAGAGAGGGGAATAACATGTTTAATGCAAAGTTAAGAAAAAATGCAATTGACAATTATAATGCAGCGGTGGAACGTTATGAGAAAGTCGCCAATGATTTAGGTGAAAATACGGATGTCCTTTATAAAGAGCGAAAAAAAGCTTTAATGCTTGTTAAATTAGTAGAAGAACGAATTAATCAATTAGCAAACACACCAAAAGAATTCAAGGTAACCCTTCAAAAAATTGAAATTGAAGTCGAAAATTTTAAGACAAAACAACAAGAAATTAAAAAGGCAGAAGTAGAAGCAAAAGCGGCTGCTGGAGGTTCAGGAGCAGGTGCAACTTTAAGTACTCTTGGAGTTGCTGTAGCAACAATGGGTCCAACTGCAGCAATGGGTATTGCAACTACTTTTGGTGTTGCATCAACAGGTACTGCTATCTCTACTTTATCAGGAGCCGCTGCTACTAATGCTGCATTGGCATGGCTTGGTGGTGGTGCATTAGCTGCTGGTGGGGGCGGAATGAGTGCAGGTAGTGCATTCCTTGCACTAGCAGGACCAGTAGGTTGGACAATTGCTGGCGTTATGCTTGCAGGTTCGGTTGGGTCAGGCTTGTTTGCTAGTTATAAAAATAAAGAAACTGCTAAAAAGCTAATTCTTGAGAGAGAAAATCTCGAAAAAATAATTAGGAAATTCAATACTATGAACTCAGAAGTCAAAGCGTTGTTGGAAACTACCAACACTCAAATTGCTGGTGTAACTAAAGTAGAGAAAGCTTTGATTGGAAGTGATTATAGTCAATTCTCCAAAGATGAAAAAATTCAAGTTGGATTGCTCGTGAATTCAACTTTAACTTTAGCACAACTAGTTAATAAGGAGCTAAAATTAAATGATTAGTGAACAGACTATTTATAATGATCTTGAACAAGGTATTGCTTCTTATGTCGATTATTTAAATAATATCCGATTAACAGATTTGATGAACTCATTAGAATCAATTCTTACTAGTGAAACAGATAAATTATCAAACTTAGCTACTAAATCAGCAAATGCATTATCAAATCTAGATTGGGCGAAAACAGAAATTGATAATCTTATCAATATTAATCGTGGTGGAGAAAAAGGAGTACATGGTTTTATTTCGGAATTCGCTGAAACGGGTATAAGAAATGCAAGAGATGTTTTTCAAGGACTACAGAAAAGTGTTACATTATTAAATGATAATGGACCTGCGGATATTCTACTTCAAGGCAAAGAAGTGCAAATGAAGTTTTATACGAATATCTTAGAAGAGATTAGGCAAGCATCTAATTATGACAAAATGAGTATGATGTTTCCAAAAGACCATGTGGAAGTAATAGAAAAAATTATGGGTGGAGCAAAATCTGTAGAATTTAATGGAAATATCTTGTCCAATTCACAAATTAATAATATTAGAAAAGCTATTGAAGATGAGAGTGCTCTGCGTGGCGTTTCTTATGATAAATGGTTGGAATCATCAGTTAATAAATATAAAGATGTTCAAAAAGGAATAATTGACCAAACGTTAACAGGAGAAGTAAATGACATAAATAAGCAAACTGTTAAGCAAAAATCTGATATCAAAAAAGAAGCAGATAGCGATAGATTAAAAGCTCAACAAGAAGCACAACCAAGTTTTGGAGAAGCATCTAAAGTTGCTGGAATAGGTGCAGCAGTACAAGGTGGGTTCAATCTAGGAATCTTTGTCTATCGAAAGCATAAAGACGGAAAAGAAGTCTGGGATTTTGATATTGAAGATTGGAAGGAATGCGGAGTCAGTACAGCTAAAGGTGCTATTAAAGGTGGGATTTCTGGATATGCAATATATGGACTAACCAATGTTTGTCACCTTGCTGCACCAAGTGCAGGAGCAATCACTTCAGGAACTTTTGGGTTAAGCAATGCCATCGTCAAATATAGAAAAGGCGATGTTGATACAGATGAATTTATTGATTTAATAACATTAAATGCTATTGATGCAACAGGTGCTGCTATTGGTGCTGCAATAGGACAAACAATTATACCAATTCCAGTTGTTGGTGCTTTGGTTGGTTCAATCGTTGCAACCACAGCACTAAGTCTTGGGAAAGGCGTTCTAAACAAACACGAAAAAGAAGTTATCAATCTTTATCAAGAAAGAGTTAATGCATTTGTTGATAAATTGGACAAAGAGTACCAAGTAAAACTAGATGATCTTTTGAATAAATATCATAAACTTGGGGAATTGCAGCAATACTCGTTTGACTTCAATATCAATGTTCAGTTAAGATTTGTTTCTTCTATTAATTTAGCGAAGTCGGTAGGAGTTCTAGAGAAAAGCATTCTTAAAAATGAAGATGAAATTGATGAATATTTTCTTTGTTGATATGTTCCCATATAGGAGAGTTGACATTTGACGTACTTACTATCCTCTCGAGCCATGTTGAGGTGGTCACAAAACTTACTAAGAGCAAAGCGAGTTAGGAAGTTTTAAGAGTGCCACCCATGCAAGGATTGCCCAAGAGGCAAAGTGAAACGCAGGCTGATTGTTGCAATCTACTGCTGAGGTAGTTGTAGATCTATTGAAGAAATAGCCTGATACCAAAGGCTTTGAAGGTTTTTAATTAAATATTGAAGTGTGTTTTATTTTCCCTCAGACTAGTGGTTTGGGGGAATTTTTGCTTAATGGAGGAATGTATATGAGTAAAATAATAGAACTTAGAGAAAAAAGAGCAAAACTATGGGATAGCACAAAATCTTTCCTAGACAGTAAAAGAAATGACAATGGAGTATTATCAGCAGAGGATACTGAGACTTATGAGAAGATGGAGGCTGATGTTGTAAACTTAGGAAATGAAATAGACAGGCTTGAAAGGCGAGCAACTTTAGATTTAGAGTTATTAATGGCAACTTCTAGTGCAATTAGGAATAATCCTAATGCTAATATTCATTAAGAAAAGACAGGAAGAGCATCAAATGAATATGTGAAAGCCTTTTGGAATGCTATGAGAAATAAGAATGGCCTTGAGATTAATAATGCTTTGAAAGTTGGGACTGATAGTGTTTTTAATTTAGAGAGTTATATAATGAAAGAATTTACAAGACGCATTGGTGCAAAGGAAGAAGAGGCTTTCTTCATTGGTGATGGAACAGAAAAACCTACTGGTATTTTTAATGCTACTGGAGGAGCGCAGCTTGGAGTTACTGCTGCAAGTGCAACAGCTATCACACTAGATGAGATTATGCACTTGTTCTATAGCTTAAAATCTCCTTACCGGAAAAATATTGGAGGTGAGTGTATGGTTCTAACGCTTGAAGAAGTTAAATTATATTTAAGAGTAGATGGTGATGAGGAAAATACACTCATCACTAAATTTATTTTAACATTACAGGAGTTATGTGAAGAAATACTTAGATTTGAGCTTACAGAATATGAAGTTGTTCCTGAGCTAGCAAGACAAGCAATATTATATGCAGTAGTCAATATGTATGAGCAGCGTGAAAACTTTGATGTAAAAGCAGTTATCGATACCATGATAAGACTTTTATTTTCTTATAGAAGAGAAAGTTGGTGATACTGTGGCAATAGGAGACTTAAGGCATAGAATTACTTTTCATAAATTAATTACAAGAGTCAATGAAAATGGATTTGAGATTGAAGCCTGGCAGGATTATAAAACAGTATGGTCAGCAGTTTCTAATTTATCAGGAAGAGAATATTATCAAGCTGCAGCAATACAAGCAGAGAAAGCTGTAAAGTTCTTAGTAAGGTATGTGGAAGATATAGATGAATCTATGAGAATTTTATTTAGGAATAAGCAGTATAATATATCCTTCATAGATAATATGAAATATATAAATAAGTACATTGAAATAAAGGCTGTGGAGGTGGAGGAGGATGGCTAAACTTGAACTTGAGGGTATGGAAGAACTTATTGATAGAGTTAATAAGTTAGGAGAAAAAGGTGAAGTCATTAAAAAGAAGGCTTTAGATAAAGCAGGAGAACTTGTAAAAGAAGCCATGGAAACACGAGCACCAAAATCTGAAGAAACTAAAAGGCATATGTCTGAAAATATACAAGTGTCAGAAATACAAAAGGAAAATGGTGTGGATTTTATTAAAGTTGGACCTAATAAAGGTGATAACTCAGAGTTCTTTTACAGTAAATTTACTGAATGGGGTACAAGTAAAATACCAGCACAGCACTGGGCAGAGAAATCAGTCCTTGAAAATAAAAGAGAAATAAATGAAACTATAAAGACAGAATTACAAAGAGGTATTGAGGAATGATAAGTAAAATATTATTAGACGCATTAAAGCCACTTAAGATTCCAGTATCTTTTCAAAAGTATAGTGGCAAAGCTAAAACCTATATAACTTTTCATGAATATTTAGTTTCAGGAGAAGAATATGAGGATGATGAGGAAAGCTTAACAGCACATTATATTCAGGTAGATGTTTGGTCAAAGGATGATTATACAGCTATAGTTAAAAATGTAAAAGAACTTTTATTTAATGTAGGATTTAAAAGATTAAATGAAATAGACCTTTATGAAGAAGAAACAAAAATCTATCATAAAGGTCTTAAATTTTATTATTTAGAAGAAAGGGAGAGTGATATAAATGGCTAGACAAGTAGGTCTTAAAGATATTCATATTGCTATACTAAAAACAGATGATGCCAAAGGAACAACTTATGACACACCAATAAAACTTGAAAGAGCAATAAGTGCAAAGCTTTCGCCAAAGTCAAATTCGGATAATATTTACTCTGATGATGCAGTGGAAGATATTATCACTGCATTTGAAGGAATAGATGTTGAAATAGAAGTAAACCAATTATCACTTACAAGTAGAGCAGAGCTTCAAGGTTCAAAAGTTATAAAAGGGGTACTTGTAGAAAATAAAGATGATATACCACCAACAATAGCATTAGGATTTAAATCAAAGAAGAATAGTGGGAAGTATAGATTTGTGTGGCTGCTAAAAGGTAAGTTTGAACTTGCTACAGATGAATATGATACAGAGGCAGAAAAGCCAAAGGCACAGAGTGCAAAACTTAAGGGGAAATTCTATTCTAGGGACTTTGATGGAAATTATAGATTTATCTGTGATGAGGATGCAGAAGGAGTAGATGCAACTATTATTAGCTCATGGTTTACTGCTGTGCCTAGTGAGCCTAAAGATATATAAAATGACTAAAATGAGGATCTAAAAAAATATAACCCTAATTGTTTAAATTTAACAATTCATGTATAATCTTATACAAGAGAATGCTATTTTAGGGGGAATTGAGATGAGAATTGCATTAATATCTTGTACAAGTAAGAAAAAACAATATAAATGTACGGCATCTGAACTTTATTCAGAAAGTCCTAGATTTAAATTAGAATATCAGTATGCAAAAAAAAGAAACTGTGATGAAGTTTATATACTATCTGCTAAACATGGATTAATAAGTGAATTTGAGATTGTTGAGCCATACAATGAAACTCTAAATGATAAATCTACAGAAAAAAGGAAAGTATGGTCATTAAATGTTCTAAATCAAATGAAGAATAAATTTGATTTAGACGAGAATGAGTTTATCATTCTTGCCGGTATTAACTATAACAAATATCTCATACCACATTTGAAAAAATATGAATTGCCGTTAAAAGGAAAAAGTCTTGGAAACTGGATACCAGAACTGAGACGTTTAATAGAAAATGTAGATAAAATAGAGAGTACAGAATCAATTGAAGATATAGATGATAAAGTAGTCTTCGATGATTTTGAAAATACAGATGATAAATGCCTTGCACTTCACAAAATTTTTAATAAAACTAAGAGATATGATTGGAATCAGATAGATAATATACCTTTTGAAAATGGCATATATATAATGTTTCAAAAAGGTGAGAAATATAGAGGTATGGATAGAATAGTTAGGGTTGGAACGCATAGAGTTGATAATAGATTAAAACGAAGACTTAGAGATCACTTTGTTAAAAAAAATGCTGATGGCAGTATTCTAAGAAAGAATATAGGAAGAGCATTGTTACATCAGAGTAATGATCCATATGAATTTATATGGGAATTAGATACATCTAGAAGAGAAATAAAGGAGCAGAATAGGGAGTTAATAAAAATAGATTATGAGCAAAAGATTGAGGGAGATATAAGTGAATATTTACGTGAAAATATTTCATTTATATGTTTTCAAGTAGACACTCAAGAGGAGAGATTAAGACTTGAAGAGGCTATTATATCAACATTGTGGAAGGGACTAGAGTTTAAATGTTCTGCACAATGGTTAGGGTTAAATTCTCCAAAGATTGAGATAGTAAATAGTGGACTTTGGAATGTGCAGGGGTTAAATGCTGAAGTGTTAAAAGAATCAGAAATTAACAAAATTAAAAATTTAATTAAGTACACATATATTAAAGATAAAAAACAACAAGAATTAAAAATAGATGTTATCAAACATAAATACGATTGTAACGATGCAAAGAATAGTATAGGAAATACAAAGGTATCTACAGCTGAAATTAGAAATTTCATAAAAAATATTTTAGACCAAGCACGAGAAGCTAAGTTAAAGTATATAGATATAGTTTCAGGTGAAATCCATAAAAAAATGGGCCTTAAAAATAAAATGCCATCTGTTTGTGATGCTATGTATAAATTAAGAAAAGAAAATGATGAAATATTAAAGACTACACCAAGTGGCAGAAGTTCTACCATTGTAATAAGATATTATATATAAATTTAGATACAAAAAGGATTTACTATATAAGTAAGTCCTTTTTTAGTATCTAAAAATAGATTGGAGGGAAATAAATGAAAGCATCAGAACTTAAAAATAAAGGAATAAAGTTTAAACCCAGTGATAAGGAGATTGTAGCTGCTGTAGGCCCTATAATTTTAATCATAGTAACTCCATAAAAAGCTCAAACTGCTTTACATCGCCTGTGAGATTGTCTGCAAGGTTGGGTAAAGGCCCGCCCTCAGTCCGAGAAATATCAAACACCGATACCACCTTATACATAGGGATTTTTATTTCCACTTCCTCTGTCATTACCTTGCCATCCTTATCAAGTATAGGCACTTTGGTCAGAGGGGATAATTTTCCTGCTCCTTTTATCTTGTAGGGTGTGGGAGCAATGATTTTTATGCTCCTATCACCTTTTATTACATGACGGGAAAACTGATCCCTCCATTTATTGAATCCAGACACAAGGGTAGCATCGGATTTCTACATGGCAATAAGCAGGGTGTTGTTAAGCGAATAGCTGTAAAAATGGGACATGGTGCGAAGATATTACATACACTTGTCGCTTTCAAACAGCCCCTGGATACTGATTTCTATGCTGCCGGTAATCTCTTTCGAGCGTTCTTTTGTTGTGTTATTGTCTACTATAGTGGTTACTCCCTTCAAAATTTACATTTTGTTATTTCTTTCTTTTTAGTGTCATGGTAAAATTGAAATAGAAAAACCACCCAATTGAAATTGGAAGGTGGATAAAAGAGCATATATTTGATTGGAGGTGAGCGTGTGTTTTTTTGGGACAACACAAAGCAATGAAGTATTAGAAATATCATTGAATAAAGGTGAGTATTTTCCTAATTCTCAAAATGCTATTATACAGTTAGAACTATTTAACAACTTTGATTATGTTCCAGTAAATTTTTGAGACTTTATAATTCTATCGTATAGGGTGTCTCAATTAGATGAGTTTCAAAAGTATACAAAACTTAACCTTTCCAATATACCCTATCAGAGCTTTCATGATGATTTAGTCATATCTCAAGAAATAGGATGGATGTGTGATGAAGTAGACGGTTTTGGAGAATCTCCACTATATAACATTCGGCAAGTGCATTTTCCATACATAAACATTTCTCATATTGTTGGAATTTACCCTACGTATGATTATGAAAAGTGTATGTTACAGGATCTCCCATACGCAGCCAGTCAACTAATTAAGAAAATAAAGTTAAATAATGTTAAAACAAGGAGGTGAAATAAAATGATGAAAGATGGAAGACCTTATAGCACTGAAAATGGGTATATAGATGCAGCTTTGATTACGGATCATCCACAGCAAGAAATTGATGCTGTTTTTAATTGGATTGCTGAAAATATCTGTCCAAGAAAAACGCCACTGTTAAGCCATACCAGTTATGGTCTCAAACATACTTTAGAAAGCGATACTGGAATATATCTGACTAACAATGAATTTAAAGATGCTATGCTTTCGTGTGGCTATACCCCAGTTAATCCAAATGCACTTAATTGGAGTTACTGTATCAGCAAGCGTTCTCTGGCATTTGACGCAAAAGCTCGTAAAAAATAAGCAACACCCATATTGAAGATGGCAGCCACCACATTTCTAGAAGCAGTTACTATGCATGGGATAATTTTTAAAATGATGCAAATAAATTTGTTGCTAATTATTATGGTTTTATTTATAAAAAGGCGGAATAAATTTATGAAAGAAAAATTATTAAAGTTAAAAATGCCAAAACAATATGAAGAAAATCTATTTGTATATGAGGAAGGCTTGGATAATTCACCAGAGTGGATAGAATTGCAACGACTCGGATGGTCTTTACAAGAATATTCAAAGCTTCAGAAATTAATTGAAATTGAATATATGAAATACAGATTAAATGATGAGATAAATGATAATACAGTAACACCAGAAGAGATTAAAGAGATAAATGGATTAATTGAAGATGCTATAAAAGAATATAATAAAATGTAG